GGCCTCTCAAACCTTCAGGTAGTTCCACAGTATTGGAATTTATCTAAAGGCAATCGAAACACCAACTTATTTGTTGGTGCAACCATCGGAGATGATGATAATGACTAAGATAGTAAATGAGATACCGGATGAGCTTGAGCTCGAAGGTGAAGAAGTAGAGGTAAACTTAGATCCGGGTAAAGAAGCTAAACTTGAAAAATCTACTGCTGATGTTGAGCGTGTAGTTCAGGAGAAGCCTAATGAACCTGCGCCTGAGTTTGAGATTGAAGAGGAGGATGATACTCCTCCGGTTGATCGAGGAAAGGACCCACTACCAGACGAAATTGTTGAGCAGTTGGAAAACGATACCTTAGATGATTATTCTGAGCGCGTTAAACAACGTATGGCACAACTTAAAAAAGTCTATCACGACGAAAGACGTGCTAAAGAGTCTGCAGATAGAGAGAGAGAAGAAGCTATTAGGTTCGCAAGAAGTATTGCAGAAGAAAATAAAAAGCTAAAGTCTACTCTTAGTAGCGGCGAAGAAGATTATTTAAAGGCAATTAAAGACGCACACGAAAAAGATCTAACATTAGCTAAACGAGATTATCGAGAAGCCTATGATGTTGGAGATACGGATAAGGTTATTGAGGCTCAATCTAGAATGACTGAGGCACAATATAAACTATCTTCTAGTCTTGAAAGAAAACCACAGTATAAAGCTGTACAAGCGCCTGAGAATAGTGTAGATTTTGAACAAAATGCCCCTAAACCTAAAGTTACGCCTCCTGACGCTAAAGCAAAAGCGTGGCAAGAAGCAAATCCTTGGTTTGGTAAAGATGATGAGATGACAAGTCTTGCATTGGGTGTACACGAAAAGCTTGTCAAAAATGGAGTCAACCCCACTTCTGACATTTATTACCGTAGTATCGACGATACTATGCAAAAGCGATTCCCTGAGAACTTTGGGGATAATTCGTTGGTAGAGGTTAAACCCGCCCAACGCAAACCTTCTAATGTTGTTGCACCGGCTACGCGAAGTACCGCGCCTAAAAAAGTACGACTAACTAAAACTCAGATAGCCTTGGCTAAAAAGTTTAAGTTAACACCGGAGCAATATGCAAGAGAACTTATAAAATCGGAGAACGCAAATGGATAAGGTTAAAGTTAAAGTTAATCGAGCTGACCGCGAGGTCGATGTAAGAGAAGATCCTGTAAAAGAAGCGATGTGGCAGCCTGCGGCATTATTACCTGAATTTGTTCAGAAGCCAGGGTATGTGTATCGTTGGATTAGAGTATCTTTACTAAACGAACCAGACAACATGAACGTTTCCTCGAAAATGCGCGAGGGCTGGGAACCTGTAGCAAAAGGAGAACACCCAGAACTTAAAGTTGGTGGTATGGCGCTAGACCAAGGCCGATATAAAGATAATATTGAAATTGGTGGCTTACTACTATGTAAGGCCCCGAAAGAAGTAATGGATCAACGTCAGGCTTATATAGATAAGAAAACTAAAGCCCAGACTGATGCAGTGGACGCATCTTACTTGAGTAGCCAAAATGACTCACGTATGCCGAAATTTGCTGAGGGTTCAGAAACTTTTGGAAGAGGTCGAAAATAAATTAAATTAATGGAGAATTAAAATGGCTACAGTTGCAGGTCCTTACGGACTTAAAGCCGTAAACCACATTGGTGGTACGCCTTACGCGGGATCTACTCGCTTACTCCCTATTACTACCGCAGCGGTTGCTAACGCAACTTCGATATTTAACGGCCAAGTTGTTAACTTAACAGCAGGTGGAACCGTTATAGTAAACCCGAATGATGGTGATTCGGGCGGTGCCGGTGGTACAGCTGCAGCGTTTGGTGCTGGAGTAGTTGGAGTATTTGTAGGATGTACTTACTCAGATCCTGTCACAGGGGTATTAACTTTTAATCAGTACTGGCCAGGTAATGCGGCAACAGATGCACTAGCTTATGTTGTTGACGATCCCAATGCTTTGTTTCAAATACAAGCAGCAGGACCGATTGTTCAGGCAGAACTTGGAGAGAATTTTCATTTTCAAGCTCCTCAAACCGGAACAGCCATATCAGGTAACTCTACAACAGCCGCTTGTATAGCTGCAGACTTTGCTGTTACAGCAGGTTTTGGGTTTAGACTGGTTGATTTTGTTGATGGTCCTACCTCCACAGTTGGTGATGCGTTTACAGATTTAATCTGTAAGTTTAATGCTGACATTCATTCATATACCAACTCAACCGGTATCTAAGGAGAATAAATCATGGCGATTTCAAGAGCTCAACTCTTAAAAGAGTTACTCCCTGGCCTAAATGCTTTATTCGGTCTAGAATATGCGCGTTATGGAGAGGAACACAAAGAAATCTACGAAACTGAGTCATCTGACAGAAGTTTTGAAGAAGAAACTAAACTAGCAGGCTTCGCTGCCGCCCCACTTAAAAGTGAAGGTGCAGCTATTGCATATGATAATGCACAAGAAGCTTTCACGGCTCGTTACAACCACGTAACTATTGCTTTAGGATTCAGTCTGACTGAAGAAGCAGTTGAAGATAATCTATATGATTCTCTATCAGCTCGTTATACTAAAGCTCTTGCCCGTTCAATGGCCAACACTAAGCAAGTTCGCGCAGCCAACGTTTTAAACAACGGCTTCAACGCAGCTTTCCTCGGTGGCGATGGCGTATCATTGTTCAATGCTAACCACCCCCTTGTTTCTGGTGGTGTAAACAGCAACACTCAAGCAGTAGCTACAGACTTGAATGAAACCTCGTTAGAAAACGCGACCATTCAAATTGCAGCTTGGACTGATGAGCGTGGACTGTTAATAGCAGCTAAACCACAGAAACTAGTAATTCCACCCGCGTTACAATTCGTTGCAACTCGTTTATTGGATACACAGCTGCGTACAGCAACTGCCGATAACGACATCAACGCATTACGCACTAATGGTGTAATTGCTCAAGGTTATACAGTAAACCACTTCCTAACGGATGGTGATGCTTATTTCCTAACAACTGATGTTCCTAATGGTATGAAGCACTTCGAAAGAACTCCGCTTACTACTTCTATGGACGGAGACTTCGACACAGGCAATGTACGTTACAAAGCTCGTGAACGTTACTCATTTGGTTGGTCTGACCCACTAGGTATGTGGGGTTCTCAAGGTGCTGCGTAAGTAGTACTGGCTCGGCGGAAAACCCTGGTGTCATCCTCCACCAGGGTTTTTCTTTTTCTGTTGTATAATCATTTTAATAAGTGTAGTATTTAATTATTCCGGGAAAATCCGGCTTATTAGACTGCCCCGGCAGACGCATACACGACTAATAAGCTTTATCTTTGTATGGAGAAATACAATGGCTATAACCACTTTTTCCGGTCCTGTCAGATCCCTTGGGGGTTTTGTTGAGTCTGGTTTCAATAACGCAATTGATGCAACCGCAGCTTTAACTGGCGGCACTCTTGCTCTAACCGCACTTCCTATAGCAGTTTCAGCTCCTGGCGTATTACCAGCAACTACTGGTTCACCCGGACACGCCGGTAAAGAACTTACCATTACCGCAGATGGCGGTACATTTACTTTACCTCTTATTAATGCAATTAATCCCGGCGCTAACGCAGCTGCAGGCCAAGGCCAAGGCGGAGCTTCTGATCCTAATCAAACAAGTAATTTAGGTATGCAGTTTAGATTTACTGTTTTAGTTGATATTACAACTAACCTTATTATTAACACCGGCGCTGTTGCCGATGTAATTTTTGGAACTATTAATTTCTGTGATGATGCTAACGATGCTGGTGTAGCTGGATTTTTTATGACTCCTGGTACAGCTAATACAGTTACATTTAATGGTACTACTCAAGGCGGAGACGCGGGTTCTACATTTACTCTAACAGCGGTTGGTGCAAACGCTTGGAAAGTAGAAGGGGTTTCAGTATTCCCTACTGCTTCAGCACCAGCTACGCCATTCTCAACTAGAGTTTAATTTAGGAGAAGGCTATGACTGGAGATATTTGGGCAATAAGACCTAGCGTAGGAGCAGCTATTTACAGAGCCGCAGCAGCTATTACGGGTGACGCTCCTATTACGCTCCCACTACTTATTAATGATCCCGCGCCGCAAGGTGCAGGGTACTTAGTGACTATTACTTCCAACGGAGACGATAGAGCTGTTATCTTTACTATTACCGGACGACAGGTAGGCGATATAACAGGGGGCAGTACAGTTGAAACTATAGCGGGACCTAATGCCGCAGCTGTTACAGGTACTATACCCTTTGCATCTATTAGTAGTATTACGGCAAGCGCCGCATCGGCAAATAATATAAGCATAGGAACAATAGGAAATTTGTTTCTACCTAGAGCTCGTATTAAAGGATTTTATGTAGTATCTGGTGCAAACGCAGGTACGCTTGTAGTAAATATAGGTACTGCTTCCGTTATTAATACTATATTCAGTATTGCTACACCAGGAGGTGTTACTATTACTAATGAACTATTGTTACCAGGAGACGGAATTTTAACGGCTCGTCAGGTTAATGATTTTGCGGAAGTAATAGCAACGGGTATAACTGACTACACACTGTTCTGCGGATAAATTATGCCAACTAAAAAGAAGGCTAAGAAAGGCGTATCATTAGCAGTAGGAAGAGGCGAAAAACTCCCCGTTTCAAAAGGAGCGGGACTTACTGCTAAAGGTCGTGCTAAATATAATCGTAAAACTGGAGCTAATTTAAAGGCTCCTGCACCCAACCCTAAAACTAAAAAGGATGCGGCTCGCCGTAAGTCTTTTTGTGCAAGAATGTCTGGTATGAAAGGCCCCATGAAAGATTCTAAAGGTCGTCCTACTAGAAAAGC